GGTTAACTGGCCCTGAAGATCAATCTGGAATTTGTTTTGCAACTCAATGGCCGCCTGCTCATCGGCGCGTTGTTGGAATTCAAGGACATGATCAAAGGCAACTTGGCCCGTTTTCTGAATCTGCTGACCAAGACGGGCGTTCGCGGCTTGCACGTCTGCCCCAAACGCTTCTGCAGGCGGCCGCAAAGGTTGCTTTACGGGGACGTTCGGCGCTCCAATGGCAACGCGCTCCTCAAGAACCGGGACGCGAGGCATTACTTTTTCCCTTCGCTGGTGGTTTTCCATTTGTACCAGCTGTCGGCGACTTGGGTGGCGCCGTTCAGAATTGACGTGGTTGCGTTTATCCCGCCTGCCCTCGCGCCATTGACGCCGGCCATACCGAACCCCCTAGCTTGATCTCCTAGCGCTTGGGATGCTTGAGTCGCGCGGGTTGACGCTTCAAACGACTTTAAATCTGCGTTGTACCGGATCGCTGCGGCGTCGCGCCCGGCGGCGGTATCGGTATCTCTGGCGATGTCCTGGGATGTGACGGAGTCGCTATAGACGCCATTGGCGGCCATCACCGCCCGCTGAGAACCTTTAACCTGCGAATTCTGTCGGTCAAGCTGCTCCTGGGTTAGAGCGGCCTGTGTTTGAATCCCGGTCACCTCATCACGCCCAGCCTTTAGCGTATCGATGGCCTGGCGGTTATTCTGCTCGGCGAGAAAGTTGTAATAGCTGGCCTGGGCTTTACCGGCCTGCATGTTTGAGGCGGCGGTGAATACGGAACCGCCGGCTTGCACTCCCATCGCCATATATGCCGGATTACACATTAGGTTTCCCTCTCGCGATAGCGAAGAATCTGAAAGGGAGTCCGGCCGCTCCATAAGGACGCGGCTCGTCGATGGTCGCGCCGCACCACTTAAGCCAAATGATTGATTTTTCATTTCTATCGTCGACGAAGTTGTAAAGAAAAGGGTATTTTTCAAGCATCGTCTCGATGATCTTCCGGGAAAGACGAAGGAATGTGGCCCACATTCCAAGGAGTCCGTCGGTCGCAAGGAACCAGACGCTTGCAGCACAATCAGCCTTGTCGTCTGGGACTAGCCCGAATATCGCTACAGGCTTTCCTTTGTGGAGGACAGCGGCGCACCAAGTAGATCGTCCGGCGCTAAAGCGTAAGGCTTGCTCGGGAGACTGATCGTGGCTCGCACGTATCTCAGCGATATCGGAGGCTCTTAAATTGTTGGCGAGATACTGAAGGTCTGATTCAACAACAGACCGGATGATTACTCGCCCTTTTTTGTAGTGGATCATATGTCGCCCGTGTCCGTGCTCGCGATGACGGCCAAGATCGTTACCGGCAGCGGGTCCGCCTGTTTGAAATACACCCTTCCGCTGTTCTGCCAGTTGTCAGGAACAGGCATCTCAAAATCTCCGGTAAAAAGCTGGATTGGGTCACCTAGCGCTTGCGTTGTGCGCTGCTGCATCCGGCGGATGTTGGTGGAGTCTGTGCCAATATAGCCGCCCACTGAATTTTCAAATCGAATGGTGACTTTTGAAACGCGCTTCTTTCGGCCCTGAGAAGTGCCATCACGCATCTGAAATTCAGGATTAAGCGTTTCGAATTCGTAGGTATACGGAAGGCCAATATGCGCGATCGAGGCGGCGACGCGCAGCGTAATTAGGCCGTCCGTGACTGTGAAAGGCCCCTGGACCGAGCCATCGGCAAGAACTTTAACGGCAAGTCCTTCGAGATGATCAAGCCCCGTAATCACCGTGGCTGCCGCTCCGGTGTACGTGATCCCGCAGTCGAGCAAAAATTGATCCTCGACTTCATAGGTAGGCATGCGCTTTGCCATGCGCTCAATAAACCGTCCGTTCTCCCGATTCACAACTGCCCATAATTCGTTGTAGGTGCCGTTTGGAATGGTGGCGATTGATTCGAATTCGCCTTCCGTATCGCACCGCGTCCACGCCGCGACCTGTTGTTCGGGCATGTACGTTAGGCAAAGAAGTTCACCGTCACTGCGGACGGCCCAGATCAGGCTATCCGGTTCCTGCTGATACGCCAGATCGAGTATGGTGAAATTTTTAAAAAGATGGCTGGATAGGAGGCTTAGGTTATCTCCGGTAAAGCTATCGCTCGCGAATTGGAAACCCAGCGCGCGGATAACGCTTCCCATTGGCTGGACGTAAAGAGCTTGGTTACCAACGATCACGGCGTCTACGCTCGACGATCCACGGCTTCCCTGTTGGCGCTGTTCGATGGACGTAGGCGAGAAGATGCCGGACGCCCCAGGCCCCACACTGAACTCTGCGGCGTTGGTTAGCGGTAATAGCTTGGTCATCGCTACGAGATTTTTAATTCCGTTCAATTTCCGTGACGGCAGACTAACAGAAATCGCGTCCGAGTCAACCAGCGGATCGCTGATCCCATAATTTACGTAGTCGCCGGTCTGACTGGGCCAAATAGTTTGAGGCTCAGATTCCGAGCATCCCCAGACGAGGCGGTCCGAAAAGAATTCCACCACCGACGGCCAGCCACGAACCACAGACCATGAACCTTCAGCCCAATCAGCTGTGTAGCCAGGGAGGTATCCGATTTCCGTCGTCGGCGCCGCAACCTTGACAAGCGTTGAGCTGCTGAATTCGGTGACTTCGTAAATTGTGCTCTGGATGAAAGCATCGGAGGATAAATTGACTGTTAACGTTCCGCTGGTTAGCGATATGCAAGTAATTCGAATACGGCAATGCACGAGAACGGTGCCGAATGTGTTGATATTGAAATTACTCGCCGACGTGAATTCTTCGCTTAACGCCGTCCACGTGACGCCACGATCAATTGATTGGTCTATCCTGAAAGATCCTGCCCAGGTCCCAAGACTAACGACCCGCCAATTTCCACCACAAAAGATGCTTCCCGATGAGGCGGCAGAGGTGAAAACCCGCGAAACAGACTGCGCCTGCTGGGGCTGATTAATTTTCCATAGCGATCCGACATGGTTCGCGGTGAAAAGAGGGGCGGTGGATCGGAGGTAATAAAGAGTCGCCGGGAGGATCCTATCCGGAGTGATCTCGATTGACGTCGCGTTCGCCGCCATGAACGGGCCATTGACGAACTCAAACGCGGCCAGGGTCCAATCGTCACTCGCGTTTCGCACAAGCGTCATCGGCGCATGATCGGGGTGCGCGATATAAAGCGTGTCAGCCGACTGCGTGAATTTCAAAAGCGTAAGCTCGTCTTCCGTGTAGGGCGTTGATATTTCGTAGGCCGATGGGCCAGACTGAATCTGTCCGCCATTCACGTAGAACCGGCAGTAGAGGTCTCCGAACTCGATCATGTAGGACTGCGTCGCAGAGAATTCAAAGGGGATAACGCGGCATGCTTTATCGTCGTACTTGGCATTGGCGACAAACATGAACCCTGGCCGGCTGCTAAATCCACCCTCTGGATGCACGTAGCCATTCCGCGCCGTCTTTAATCCGGATGAATATTTCGAGAAATCGACTCTCCCGTAAAGGGCTGGCGCTAACTCCCCCGCCGCGAACGATGGCTGAATGGCGTTGATCATTTAGGTCCGCGCGCGAACATAGGTTGAAATTTCAGGGCGGCGGCTATTGTCTTCCTGAGAGTCGAGGCGCTTGGCCTCAGAAACGATCTGCGAGGCTACTTCCATAAGGGACTTCGCCATATCGCTTTTGCCTGCCACGGGGGTGGCCAGCTTGGCCGCAAGGCTGTACACCATGGCTTCTTGGAAATTCTCATCCCAAAGATTTGGATCGGTGACCTGATAGGTGTATTCGATATACGCCGGGGTCACGTTGGCCGCGATCGCTTTCGTGAAACTGGTCGTGGAAAGAACTTCTTTGTATCGATACTCAGGATGATGAAGGATCCAGAGTTCACCGAAATAGTAGGCGTCGTAAACAAGATCCCCGGCTGGATTAGAGCAAGCGTCGTCGAAAATGCGCCTAACCATCAGGCATTTGGATGGATAGGCGTAAAGATAAAGCCACTGAGGGATCGTCTCGTCTTCCAACTGAGCCAGCGTGTCGATGTAGCTCGCGAACTTCCAGTAATGCGACCGCAATAGACCATCGCGCAATTTGTCGAAGTGAAGCGTCGCCTGCTCCGCCGCGATGCTGTCATCGTCCAGAGACGTAATTTGCACGGTGGAACCGATGGCCGAGAGTGCGCGATTTACGATGGACACGACCGCAGAACCACTATCAAGCGGCGTAGTGGCTGCAGCGGGCTCGCCAAGGATAAGCGAAGATCCGATTGGGTTTGTTAGGTTTTCTGTATCGTAAGCAAACTGCGTAACATCAACATCTGAAATAGCCGTCGGGAATGGTGCGGTGTAAGTTCCAATGCTGAGCGGATCCGTGACGCTTATCTTGTAATCTTCGACGTTATCAGCGTCGTATGTCTCCCATCCTGGCGTCGCGGTGTTCCACCATTTATCTGCCAGTAAGTCCCTGAGATTGACGATAACCGTCCTTCCCGGCTGATAGGCGACTGAAATAGGTTGTTGTGCCATTTGTCACCTCAAGAGATGGAGGGGAGGGCCACGCCTTCAGCCCTCCCCATCTCTCTAACTATTTTTTCTTCGGTTTAGCGACTGGCTTCTTAGCGTAGTCGGGCTCCACAACTTCCTTCGCTGCGTCTACCGGCATTACGGAGTCTTCTAGGGCCTGCTCCGCTCTCTGCATTTCAGAGAATGTTTCGGGCTCCTTTGGACCTTTGGGCTTCTCAGGCGCGCCGGTTTCGATAAGAGCGAAACAATTCAGCGGGATTTTCTCCGCCTCAGTCACGTTCTCGGCGATTTGGTCACGTTCCCAATACTGCCCACGCCAGCCATAACTCGCGACCGTCGCCACGTATCTCTTACTCATGGCTTAGGCAGCCGGGAGCGCGAGGTCTACGTCCGGCGTCAAGAACGCATCTAGCGTTCCGCCGGTGAGACTCTGGACCCCGATCGTGTAATACACGCGAAGGTATCGCAGAAGGCCCGTTCCGAGCTTCGCTTTGAGAAGCACGACGTTTGCCCCGGCAGCCGTCACGACTGTCGCGGTGCCCGCGGCTAGGGTAACGGGCGCAGTGAACGCCGTATCCGTCGCAGTCTGGACAGACACCAGGATCGTCCCGGTGCTGTTGGTCGAAGTCAGGGCCGTTGCAACGCGGACGACGGCATACAACTCCGCCCCGCTAAGCGCATCGCCAGCCTTGATTACGTCGACATAGCTCGTGGAAGCGCCACTCGCCGTGATGTCAGCCTGAGCGTCTGAGAACGTCAACAACTTATCGATGATCATCTTTAATCTCCTTTTCGATCAGTCAGGTCAGCTGACAGTCGCTTCCGTGTTTAGAATCGCATCAGACCGTCGGACCGGCACTCCGTCAAAAGCAACCACGTGTTTTCCCGCGATTTGCTCATACGTTAAGTGCAGGTTGGTCTTGTTCATCATTTGGCGGCGCAGGTAGGACCGAACGGTCTTGTTGCAGTAAAAGACCATGTTTCCCATGTTTCCGGGAGGTAGGATCTCCAATGCTTGGACCATCAGATCGATCAGCTTCGCTCCCGTCGCGCCATCCAATGTCAAAGCGGCGACATTAATGTTCGCGATCCGGACGTTGAAGCGCCAATCACGCATGACCAATCCGCATTTCCACTGGTAGTGGGTCCGATAACCCTGATACTTCCCGATGGGCGTATTGGTGTCGTAGAGCGTTTGCTCACCGAGGTCGGTATGCTGGAACCCGGCCTTGCTGCCTTTGGGGTAGATACCATAGGTCGACAGCGGGCCCCACGTGATCAAATAGATCGACGTGTTGTCGTTGCTGCCGTTGCCGCCACCGGTGATGATGTTGGCAGAGCTTCTGACCGTGCTGGTCAGGCTGCTGTACCGCGGCGCGATGCCGTTGAACCGTTCCGGGTTGACTGAAGTGTCACCGTAGAACAAGGTCGACGCGAACTGCTGGTTCATCCCTTCGAGGAACGCGCGATCTTCCGAAAGCCGGAATTCTGACGTGTTCCCGTTCAGGTCGGCCAGGTCTTTGTCGACTTCGGCATAGGCTTCGAGCATGCCAGTAGAATCGGTGATCTGCGCCGTTTCGGATTTCGACTGCGTCACACCGTAGTTCAGTTTGCGCCACGTGCCGGACGGCAGCCCGGTTCGCACTGTGGTCTTTTCGCCGGTCGGAAGATTTCCTTCCTTCCATTGCATGTCCTCTAAAATCTCGTTGTACTGCGCCATGATCTCTGAGATCGTTGCGATCTTACCGTCAGGATCTAAGCGCCGTGCAACGTCCATCAACGTCGGAAAGCTGCTACCAAGTACCGCCATGGTGTTTCTCCTTTAGTTTTTTATTTGCCTTGATTCGGGTACATGACCTTCGCGGGGTCTTTTGGACCGTCCGCTGGTTTGCCAGATACGAATCCGTCCTCACTGATGGCCTTGCCAATCGAGATGAAGAGCTTTGCGATCTCGGGGTGATTCGTGAATCCGGAATCTTCGAGAAGCGTTTTCAATTCCGGAGTCGCGAACTTTTCCCGAGCTTGTGCTGCGAATCCCAGCTGCTTTTCAGCGTCCGCGCCTAAGGCCTTACGGGTGTCTTCGGCCCATGTTTTTTTCATGGCGTCGAAATCCGCTTTTTGTTGTTCTTGGGCGACCTTGGTTGCATTGGCTTGAAAGTCCACGAGCTTCTGAGCGGCTTCCTGCGTGAGGCCAAGTTCCTTGGATAGAGCGCTGAACTTCTCAACCGCTTCTCCTTCGAACTTCACCCCGTCGGGCACCTTGAACGTCTCGTACTTTTCAGGCGCTGCGGGAAGCTTCTGGGTGTCGGGTTTTACGTCAGCTGGCTTTTCATCCCCAGGCTTCGGGGTTCCATCAGCAGGAGCCTTTGCGCTTCCATCAGCGGGTTTAGCCGCGTCGGGTTTTGCGCTCGGTTCACCACTTGGTTTTCCAGAGTCCGCCGGTTTCCCGGCTTCGTCTAAATTCGCGTCTACGTTCGGTTCATCAGCCATTTGTTGGCTCCTTGACCCAAAAAAAAGACGGGACTGAAATCCTCTTTCGAGAACTCCAATCCCGTCTAGAATCGGGTGTTTACCGTCGCTCTAGGAGCGTGAAGGGGTAATTAGTCCCACCGGTTAAAATGTGTGCGGCTTTACTTCTCGGGATCTCCTTTAAGTTCGGCGTCGTGCAGCAGCTTATCGTTGGCGGCTTCGCGTTCCATCGCCAGCAATAGCTCCGGGTGACTGGCCTTGATTTCTCCGTACAGGGTGAGCGCGAATTCCTTTTTGCCGATATTCAGGAAGGTCATAGAGTCCTGACCTGCTCCTGCATACGGCGTTTGAAAAGGAGTCGCGCTGCTCATGATTCGCCAGACGACGCGGCGGCCTTCGGAGGTATTTAGCACCTTGCGCATATCGCTCCGTTGGCGTTCGACTAATCGCTGTTGAATCCCCTCGATCTTCTTTTTCGTCTCGTCCTGCGTGTAAAGTGGGGTCGTCATTGCCGGGTTCCGCCGAAGCCAGCCATGACTACGTCAAGCGCGCTGTTCTGGCCCACTGGTGTGTCAGACAGGGTCTTAGCCCCTTCCACCATTCGCTCAGTGGCAGCGGCTGCTTGCTCCGCGGCCTGCTGTTCAGCGCGCGCCTTGCGCAGCGTGGCAACTTCTTCCTCGCTCCGGATCATCTCGGGCGGAACACCGACCATGTCCGCGTATTTGCGGACCGTTTCATCGTGGTCTAGGTTGTCCAACACTTCCGGGACCGCCGCGCCCATGGCGCCCACGAATCGGACGGTCTGCTCAATGGCGGTCGTGCCCATCATCTTTTGCGCCTGGGCGAGGACTGAAATGTATTCGACTTTCAACTCCATGCCTTGAATCTCTGGGGGCGGAGGCGGGATAAGCCCGGCGCGCTGCATAATTCCGAACGTGCGATCAACGAGAGGGTTGAGCAGTTCGGAAATCAGGCCCTCAAGAACCGGCCCGAGCGCCTGCAGTTTCTCCTCATGTCGCTCGACAATCTCGCGCGCGGTCACCTGCGGCCGCTGGTCGTTGGAAATCATCATGAAAAGATCCGCGTAGAAGGATTTATCGATCCGCCCTTCAACAGTCATGATCTTCTGGTTGATGGCGTTGAAATCAGGATTGATCTGGTAGGCCGCTTTGACGCCCGCATTCGGCGTTACGAGAGAGGACCGCGTGATTCCGCCGGGGAACAAATTAACGTGATCAACCTCGCCCAGAACCTGAACCGGCGGATCCACGACTTTATCGAGAGCCAGCAATCCGTCGCGCTCCATCTTTTGGAGCATCTTGACGTCTCCAAGCGCTTCCCATCCAGGCCCGCGCCCGTAAATGTCTTGGCTGGTTCGGGTCTGCCAGCGCGGCGCCATAACGGGGAAATCCTCAAAGCCGGACACGCGCAGGCACTTATCCACATTTCCCGCGTCCTCCCAATACACTGAGCGCCAGGCTTTTCCTTGGAAATCAGCGTGCCCGTCGATCCTCTTGTCGTTGGGCTCAATCAGATGGCGGACGAGGCGATTCTGGTCCACCTGATCGTTCCGGTACATATTTTGAATCGACTGCGAACAGTTCTCGATTCCGAAATCCTTGACCATTTGCCCGACCGTCATCCAGTATTGGCGGGCGAAGGAGTCTACGCGCGAGTCGTTATCTTGGGCAATGTAATATTCGCCGATCGTAAACTTGATGGCTCTGATAACAG